CCGGCTCCGACTTTGCCACAATGCTCCGCCGTCTCGTTCGCAAGACCAAGGCGGATGTTGTTTACATCGATCCGCTGCTCTCCTACATGGGTGGCAATCCTGCGGACATTGAGGTATGCGCGAACTTCACGCGGCATCTGCTCCAGCCGATTATGATGGAGACAGGCGTTGTCCTGGTACTCGTCCATCACTTCCCTAAGCCGAAGGGCAAGGATGACAAGCCTGAGAGCGTGGCAGATTTGGCCTACTCAGGATTCGGATCGTCGGATCTGACGAACTGGGCGAGAGAGGTGATTGTGATGAAGGAGGTTGGATTCAACAATCCGCGCAAGTTCATGCTCGGCATGGCGAAACGGGCAGACCGTTCCGGCATGACGGATAAAGACGGAAAAGTCACCGGATCGATTATGATCCAGCGTGGAACAGGCGGCGACATCTCATGGAACTACGCAGAACCAGAGAAGTTCGTCGTTGATAAGGAGTCGGCCAAAAAGCCGTACTCCAAAGGACGATATCCTAAGCGCTAGCTTTCTCACGCTCAGCACGGCGACGACCTTTCGCAGCGAGCGATTGGAACTTCGCCTTGCCTAGCTTCTTGCGTCCGATGTAAGCCGCAAGTGCGCGAGGTTCTCTCACACCCTTCTTCTCAAGACTGCCGATCAGCTTCTCGTAACGACCTCCACCGCCAAGTTTCATCTTGTCCATAAATTCAAATAGGGTTTGAGGTTAAAACCGACAGAACAATCGCCAGAATCCATGCCGCGCAGCTCCAATACTTGGGCGTCGTCTTGTCCTTCGCACTCGCGCAATTATGCCGCGCGCGGAAGTTCTTACGACGCTCAGGATTGTCGCGTTTGATTTCCATGTTGGCGTCTCCAAAGCGAACCTTGATGACGTTGCCGTTGTCATTCTTGACGTACACCGCGCTCTTCTTCCGCTCGCCAGGAGTGTAGAACGGCTTGTTGAGCGTCACCTTACGACCCTTGTAGGTGTTACCTTTTTTTGAGAGGGAGGTTTTCATTAGTCGCGGCGACGAGTTTGACGGCGCATTTCCTGAAGCTGCTTCTCTTCAGACTGACCTTCTTCCATCTGCATCATGGCTCGGTCAGTTTCGAGCTTCAGCATTCTCGACCAGTTTCGATTGAACAAATCTATCTGCTCCTTAGAAAGCTGACTGATAGGAGTGGTGACAGTCTTGACGTAGGTTGGCGACTGAAGCATTCGGCCCACAGCGGATTCACCGGAATCTCCAATAGCCTTCAAAACCATTCGACGGCCAATAAACCCAACAAGACCGCCACCAATCGCACCGCCAGCAACACCAGCAGGCCCAAGTCCGCTGGCAATGTATGCGCCAGCAGTAGCAAGCGTTGGGACGATAGATTTTGAAACAAGGCTATCACCCTCCTTGGATGCAACAGCCAACTGATCCGCAATCGTGCTAATCTTGTCCACACCTCCAGCACCAAACAACTCGTTTACAAGCGCGTTGTACTCTCCTGGCTTTTCGCCACCAGCAATCAACGCTTTCATCCTGTTCGTGTCGATGGCCTTTTTTCCATCAACAAACGAGTCTTTGACGATCCGACCGAGGACAATGTTTTGAGCATCAGCCAGAAGGTCTGGCCGACTTTCCTTAAGGATCTTCGTAAACTCCTCCGCCCTCTTGACCGGATAAACGCCACCACCCTTGGACTTAAGAAAATCCACAATGTTTCCGGCGGGGATGTTTCCGTAGAGTTCTCCACCCCTAATTGCAGAAGCGACAACCTGCTGGAAGTCTGTGGCAGTCTTTGACTGTTCGGTGACGTAATCGTTCAACTCCTTGAGCATTGTGTTTGCGTCAGGATTTGATGCGATTTGCTTGAGAACATCGTCATCAATGGCGACTCCCTTCTTAACTTTTGATTTGATGTCGGCCAGCAAAGAGACGACCTGCTTTTGAGCTTCAACATCTTCACCTGGCTGCGCTAAAACACCCTTGAACTCACGACTAGCGTTTTTCTTCTGAAAATCAGAAAGCCGTTTTTTAACGTCTGCAACTTCTTCTCGGTTTTTCTTAAGCCTATCTTCCGCTCCCGTAATCTTGTTAGAAACGTCAGATTGAAGCAAATCTGATTTTGCTGTCAGTTCTTCAAGACTTGATTTGAGCTTTTCCTCATCTTTGAGAATTGATGTGTATCTTGATGCGACATCTTGGATTTGCCCGAGACTGGGGAAAAATTCGTTTACTACTTCCTTTGACAACTTATCACGACCAGCTTTTGCCTCCGTCAAAGTGTTGAGAAACTCGACAGGATTTTTGCCACGAATCTGATTGTAAATGTAGTCCGAAAGAACTGGCTTCACATTGGTTTCCCAAGTATCACCGGCCATGTCCTTCAGAACAGCAAGCGTAGTTCCGCCGCGAGGACCAATAATGGCCGACACTGATTCAGGTGCGCCACCGCCTTCTCCAATGCTGCGAAGAATGCGGTCAACGTAAGCTCCCTTAAATCGGCTGATTCCTTCAGCGTACTTTCTGTTTTGCTCGGCAAGATCATCTCGAAGTTTAGGATTTGCATCGAACGCCGCAGTCATCTGCTCGTTAATCTTGTTGAGCTTTTCCCAGCTCTCGAAGAACCCTTGTTGAACCGGAGCATTGAAGTCGAACAGTCGATAAATTTGGGAGCGGATCTTTCTAAGATCTTCCAAGCTCTTGGTTTGAAGACCATTTCCAAGATCAACCTGAACGGTCGTTGCTTGCAGGTCAGGCCTGATTTTTGCGAAACCCTCCTCTTGTTCAGCGTCAAATACGTCTCGGAGCTTGTTCCCCTGCTCGCCAACAATCGTTCCAGCTTCAAAAGCCGACACAGGCTTTCCGCTGACAAATCGATCATCAAACCCTTGTTGGATTCGTTTCACCTGATCTTGCAGGCCAGCAATTTGCGCCTCAATTCGAGTACGGTTGGCGATGTCTTCAGAGCCAAGGTTTGCTCTTTGGTTGCTCAAGCGAACAATGTCATCTTGAAGCTCAACAGCTTCCATTTGAAGACGGCCTTCTGCTGCTCTAGCAAATTTAAGAGCGCGCTGATTTCGTTTGTCTTTGAATCCAGCAGTTTTCTGAAGCGACTCGTCAATTTTTCGAGTTGCCTGCTCGGTCAGTGCATCAGATTGGCGTACAACCGACTCAACGACAGATGGGTTGACATCGGTTTTCCCAGAAATCCTTCCAAGCTCACCAACAATGGCCTGAGTCAAATCATCGCCAGAAAGACCAGACCGTCGCCCCTGAACAACCGACTGCTCCAGAAACGATTGAACGGTGTTTCTAAAGTTCTCAACGTCCTGAGGAGATGATCCTGAGAACGCTGGATTATAGAACGTGTCAGCAACCTGACGAGAAAGGGCTGGGTCGATGCCTCCAGCATTTCCGAGTTCTTGGCGAATTAAATTGGCGCGGTCTTCCAGAAACTTCTGAGTAAAAGGACGTTGCATTTCACCCGCAAAAGCAGCGGGGAATTTACCAACTGATGGCGCGCCTGAAACCGCTCTTGTAGCTGCCCCAACACCGCGAACCGTGGTTGATATGGCAGGAAACAAAACGCTTCCCATTGCCGTTCTCAACGCCATCTCTCCGCCGGTAACATCTTCACCGAAAGATTCGATTCCAGCTTGAGCAAAAGACTGCGCGCCACCAGCGGCGGCTTCTTTCCTAACTTGTGCGCCAAAAGTTGCTTGCTGCGGAACTCCAGTTTCGCTCGTCAACAAACGGCGAACGCCTGTTCCAGTCCCCGGTTTTGCGATGCTTGGAGTAGGAACGCCGGATGCAGCAATCTGGAAAGGCCGCATTTTCTCAGGTTCCAACAACTGAGAAGTTAGCTCCAAACCAATGTTGCCAAGCACCTCTCCAGCAACAGTTTGTCCACCAGGAACAAAACCAAGGGCTAAAGGCCCACCGTATCTGACGGTGTTTGCAGCCACTTTTCTTGCCCTCTTGCCCTCAAAGTCGGCCAAGAACTGTCTTTCTTTGTCCGTGAAATCCTCGTCAGGCAGCGGCTCGTAATTGCCAGAAACAAACTTCTGAAACTTACGCGCACTGTCAGGACCAAGGTAAAAATCAGCCTGCTGAACAATCGGATCTTGAGACTGAAATCGTTGCTGGCCGACTTTTGCGGACTGCTGAACAGCTTGATTTAGTGCTGCCGGTGAACCTGCGTCTTCAAAAACAACTTCAGGTTTCCGCATCGGAGGAGTTTGCGGCGTAGACAATGCGACAGGTTGCTGCTGAGTTGCCTGAACCTCGTCGTCAAAAACAATTTCAGCCATGTTCGTGTTTACTTGATGGTTGCGGGTCTTCCACCGACTGAGATTCTGGTTCCAACTGGAAGATTTGCCGACTGAGCTTCTTGGATTGAGTTAAACGACCGAATTTCAGACTGTTGTTGAGGGGCCGTCTCAACACCTAAAATCTCATCCGCCCTACGTTCAAGTTCGTTGACGTAAGCTCCGTATTGCGGGTTGGAAGTGATTCCCTGCATCCTCAGCTTCTCAACACGGTCTTTGATTGAGCGAGCGGTGATTTCTTTGAACGTATCGATACGGTCAGAGAAACCAACGTCTGTCGGCTTTCCGATTGAAGACGTAACTCGATCAACTTCAGTTTTGGTCAACGCTTTACCGCCGCGTTTGAACAACGCGCCAGTTCGCATATTTTCGTAAAACTGATTTACGGTTTTCTCGGGCAGTGAACCGCCAAACACTTCACCGGCTTTCACCTTGATGTTGAATGCTGGACCGAAAATGTCCTGGCTGAGATAAGGCTCAAGCGGCTTAATACCGTTAAGAACAGCCTCGGAAAACTCAAGTTCGTCCAGATCGAGCTTAGTCGGAGCGGGTAGTTTGCCTCCAGACTCTGCTTTGGTTTTTGCGGTGTCGGCCTTTTGCTGATTGATATCAAGCTGTCTACCCTTGGTTTCAACATCAAGCTGATACCTCTTTTCCTTAAGCAACGCTTCCTCTGTTTTAAGAGCTTGATCAAACTCAAGCTTTGCTTTGTCGATGTCGATCTTAGATGCACCTTCCCTCGTTAGCCTATCAAGATTGGACGCAGCAATTCTCAATTTATCTCTTGAAATATCAAGGTTACCAAGAAGAGAGGCAGTCTTAGCTTCTGATTGTCCAATCTTTGAGGAGCCTATTTTTTCATAATAGGCGTTCATTTTCTGAACGTCGATGTTAGGACTTCCGTCTTGATTGAATCCTATCCACGCTCCGGCATCGATTGCCTTGTTTATCGTCGATGCCCTCAGCGTGTTGGAGGTAGCCTCTGCCCTGTCTCTGGCTTTCAGGAGTTCAGCCCTGGCAGAATACTTCTCCAGATTGTTGAGCATTTTGTCCGCCTCAAGTCGGTATTGTTTAGACTTAAAGGCGGGGATGACTGGAAACTTCGCTTTTGCGCTAGGGTTGTCGAGATAGTCGCCAACCTGCTTGCTCAAGTCAGAAAACGTTTTGTACTCCTCAACCTGCGCCTGACGCTCGCCAATAGCACTGGCAAGTTCAGCATCCCGAATCTTGTTCTGAAGCTCCATTCCTTGGCGCTGGAGCAAAGACTCAGCAGTCTGCTGCTGGAACTGCTCCATCATCCGCGCCTGCGTCTGTGCGCGGTCGAACAGGTTTGCACCTAGCTGAAATGCTTGAAGAGATTGGTCGGCCATAAGATTAGCGTCCGTAGTTTGAAGAGCCGTACTCCGGGAATAGACTCGTAGAAAGCGGTGTGATATCCGACCTCGTCGGAGTCGGCGCATAAAGATTCGGATAAATCTCAGGATCGTTCTGAGGATTGTACGATGGCGACGGCCCGCGTTGGCCAGCCAACAACCCCTGATACATTCCATACTGCGACAGCGCGCCACCGGCAACACCGCCAAAGTTGGTGAACGCAGTCTGCGCCGCCTGCTGCATCGGCGACGGAGCAGCAGCCACTTGAGCGGCAGTCAAATCGCGTCCGTACATTCTGGACTGTTGCTCCTGCAACGCCCCAATCCGTTGAGACGGCGTGATGAACATGCTGCTCACCGAGAACGGTTGAGCCATGCCAAAAGTCCGCTGTTGCTGGATGAAGTTCTGAGCTTGAGCAAGACCCTGATTCTGGAGCTGCATCCCAGTCAACCCCAAGTCGCGAGCGGTTAGCGCACGTCCAAATCCAGATCCGCCACCAAATCCTCCAGACAAAGCTCGTCCAGCGGCAGAGCGTTGAACCTGAGCAGAAACCTCTGGTGAGATTTCGCCTCGCAAGGCCGACCCAATGTTCTTGCCAGCCTGCTGAATCAACTGGTCATAGCCAGGAATCGCGCGACGAAGCTGCGCCTCAAGCTGAGACTGCTCAGCGGCGGTCGTCTTGGTGGCCAACTCAGTTGCAGGCTCAAGCGATGCGATATTCTGCTGAATCGCCTTTTGCTGTTCTCCAGCAAAATCAATCGGCTTCAGCTCAGGCACCTTTGGCTTGCGTCCGCCGAAAAGCCCACCGAGCAAACTACCGGCAGCGGAGATTCCCGCTCCACCCAAAATTGCAGCTCCAAGTCCTATTGCCATAAATTATCCTTTTGGTTCAGAACCATTGCGAGAATCCACCGCCATTCAATCCTACACCGACCATGCGTATCGTCGCGACAGCGTCGCCCAGATACTGCATCGTCTGCTCCTGCACAGCTTGAACAGCTTTGGCTTCGTAGGCCACTGCTTCCTGAATCAAATCGTTCTCTTCCTTTCGAATGGCCATGACCATCAGCTTGATGGCATCAGCGCACGGAGGAATAAGGTAGTCATTGACGCTCGTCGCGTTGATGTGGCGCATCTTCGCCATCACAGTCACCGGCTTATCCTCGTCGTTGTTACAACGATCTGTCAGGTAACTGCGACGATACTGCGGCAAAGTTTCATCAGGGTCGTAAACTGCCAGATCCGTTTCCAGAGCGGTCGTCGCATCGTACTCGTACAAACGGCTGACCGTGTTCGTGGCTTCACGAATGACGCCGGTCAGTTCGATAAATTTCTTGGTAGACTGAACGTACGGCAAAGCGAGCGTCAGCTTTTCTCCGTCAATCCACGCGCCACCGGACTGCGTTCGAATCCACTGACCGTTCTGATCAACACCTTGCAGCGTGATGGTTTTGCCGACATCCGAAGCGTCGCCAGGGTAGACTCGAAGATAGCTGTTAGTACCGCCAGACATGTCGCGGTAAGAAACCACAGTACCACGATCAATAAGCTGCTTCCCAACGCACACTTGATTGCCATTGAGAAGTCCATATCCGGTTTCCTGAAACTCGAACCATTGATTGCGAACCGTTC